ATTTTGCAAATCTATAAAATAAAAAATACGAGACTCAAACTTGAATCCCGTATTTTCCATTTACACAAAATATTTTATAGTGCCCAAAATTTATCACTATGACAAAACCTTTTCTCTACTTTCAATATAATATATAGTTATGCAGATAAAACTTTCTTTATCCGTTTCACATGGCCTGTATCGAAGTCAACCATTTCAACCCATTCTCCATCTTCCTCTTTAATTGACGTATCTTCCGAATGAAAATCTTTGACCCTTCGATTCATCAAATAACCACGTTCACGAAGCATGCCGACCAACAAAACAAAGCTGCTATCCAATATTTGTTCATGAGAATAGCCGAAAGCCTCGTTGCAGGTCACTAAGAACATGAAGCTGCTTTGAGGGCCTTCTTCTTCCATGTCTCGCTGTTTTTCTGAAGGGCTATTATCTCCACTTCGCTTAACGGGCTCACAGCTTCCAGCGCTATGATAGTACGAGAAAAAGGGTTACAGCCTATCCGGTACAAGACGGCATTCAGAAGGATATAGATATCCTCCCATGTACAGTTGTCTTTCAGAACTTCCCGGAACCAGGCCGGCATATCACCTTTCTTATTATGAATGCCAAGGCATACGATTTCAAAAATAAGTTCGTCATATTTGGCTATCAGTTCGGCGACTTGATTGGAAAATCCTTTATTCTTATCAGCAATCAAAACCTCTCTATCCTCTTTATCGATATAAAGCAAAAGAGGCTTTATTCGAAACCAGGTGCGGACAGTGATCGGGGTTATGGCGATACTATCCCCTACCGTCTTTCCTTCCGGTAATGATTCAAGCCGGGTAAATTCAAACGGAATGGTTACCGGCTGACAAGAAACGGATTCACTTTCTAACTGGAGTACTTGTTTTACACTCATATTTTCGATTAAAATATAAAAGCCCCGGATAGTTCCGAGGCTTTCGATAACCTAAACAACAGTCCTTAATTATTCTGCTGCTTGTACGGCTTCTGTTTCTGCGCTTGTCTTCTCTCCGGAATACAAACCGTTTGCCATAAACTTGACAAGGATTTTATCGCCTTCATTTTCCGGCTGGATCATATAACTGTCACCAATAGCCCCCTCAATATCTTGGGCTTCTCCCTGGCCATCCACTTTACGTTGCCATTGGAAATCACCAGTCGCTTCCGCTGGTGTCAAGGTGGCCATAAGCGTTTCACCAACTTTGGGTGTACCGGTGATTGCAACTGCCGTTACCGGAGTAAGGGTTACATTCATCACCGCCCGACCGAACGAAGATCGTTGCTGCCCTGCAGAGGTAATTGCTGCCAAACGGGTACATTTAACTAGCAAAAGGTCTGTTTGTTCTGAAGACGGAGCCTGACTCAAGCGGGCACTGACTTTACAAATGGCAAATGTATATTCCGTATACTTACCTTTGTACGGTGTTGTCTGTATCTTGAACGATTTGCGGATATTTGGAATATCAATCGGAGCATTCCACTTACCACCACTTACAGAACCACCACAAAACGCGAGCATCTCCTGAGCTGTCGGCGACGGGATAGCAAATTCAAAACTATCCGGGTCGCCAGCTTTATCGAATGACTCCCAGGGATCTTTCATCCCTTCCGCACGGAAATCGACAGAGGTCGCTTCATTGAAATTAAAAGCAACTGAGCCTTCATGAACGATCGGACACTGTGTATAAATAGAGGCCGGAACACCATCACCGGGGTCACCATATCCTAAGAAGGATACGCCTACCGCCAAACTTCTTTCATTAGCCATATTCTTAATCTATTTCTGTTATTACTTCAAATCTTATATTCGTACAATCGAAGCCTTCTTTTGCTTCGCCAAGAGGTTCGGACCATACGATCCGAGATTTCCAATACATGCCGAAAGGAGGTGTGATATTTCGTAGTGCAGACTTAACTTTTCGTGTCACTCCTTTCATTAACTGACGGTCAGGCATACCGTTCTTCTGCTTTTTCACAAATACATTGATATTGACCGAACCTTTATTCACAACATCTGTTTCATTTAGTGTAAGCATTCGGATTGTGATGTGATTCTTTGTCTCACCATCACCAGAGCAATCTTTGTACAAGATAAAGCCGGTACTGACCGGTTCAACTGCATCATACACGATATCTACTATATCAAACTGATCAGCCATATCAATATCCTTTCTCCGCTAGTTTGTTGAATAATATCCGACTCTGTTTCTTAATCCATTCTTCGGTATGGTCGGAAGCAACAGAGATAACATCCAGGTTGTCGATTGCTTCCACATAAACAGCGTATGGCATGGCGGCTACCCCAATCAATACCCAACCTCTCTTATAAAGAGGTATCAGCTCGGAAACCAACCGTTTCGCTTCACGTATACCTGTCTGTTTATCTGTTCCCGATGTGGATTGTTTGTAATTCTCAGTCAATATATCGCCATCCTTGACGATCACATAACCGATAGAGCAACGGAGGTTACCAGTATGATCCTGATAGTTTCCTTTCTTTCGGGCAATCTTCACGAACTCTTCCCCGGCACGTTGCAATAATTTGTATATCCGCTCTTCCGCCCGGTCCACAAAATAATCAAACCAACGTTCTACTTCTCTATCGCTCCACATCGGAGTCAAACCACCTTTCCTTGCCATCGCTATACATAAATTACAGAGTGAGTCTGAAACGGCTCCCAACAGATAATATCCACATCGAGAGCGATACTATCAATCCGGATATGCTTCGCATTTTCCACAGGACGGGCCTTTGTCGAGAACTCACCGTGTACGATAAATTCCTTCCCATCGACATTCCGCTTCAATTGCTGTCCGCTATTGGATGGAAAGTATTGCCCTGTAACCTCTATTTCCGTCGGTTCTCCGGCAACCCATTCCCCTTTTACCAATTGTCCGGATTGGATTGTTACTATCGCTTTATGTGAATACCGTCTTACCATCTGTTTTGCGCCCTTCCTTTTGGAACTTCAATCTTATTCCCGATCAGTTCTGCTTTCTCCGGTTCTCCACCTTCCCTATACAGCCGTTTTGCCGTAGCGTCATACCAGGAACGGGGATATGTGATAGAAAGCTTGTTTTCGGTAAAGTCTGGCAGACCACCGACCATGGAATAAAGGTCGGCAGCCACCAGCTTTTGTTTTTGAATATCGATCGTCTTACTATCTTCTGTACCTTCAAAACCGCGTCCCGGCAAAACGACGTTATCCAAAAAATCTTCACAATCCGCGAGACCGGGATAAGCTAGTATTGTATCTCGAATCGTCTTAGCCATGATTGTTATTCTCCGTTTTCAGTATCCTGAATCGTTTGATCTTCCGGTTCAACAGTTTCACCTAAGAATGTTGCCGGGATATCATCCGTACCTTCAGTATCTTCAGATGCGTTCCAATCCTTGCCGTCCACCTTCATAATGAACATGGCATCCGGATCATTTACGACAGGAATAGCATTTGCTTCTGCCTTCGTCCATTCCTTGAACGGTTCCAGTTCTGACCATTTGGTTACCAATACCCAATCCTGTTTTACCATGAGGGCAATCTTCTGCAAGGTAGCGGAAGATTCGGCTGCAATCGGTCCGTGTTGGATATCACCAACCTTCAAATCCTCCAAGAAACATACACGTTTACGCTCCCACGGATTGATCGTCTTACGACGATGAGCCTTGTCCTCGATACGGACAGACGGATTCACAGTAATGATCTTCACCGGGATTTCCTGTTCGGCCAGATACTCGTTGATAAGATTTTTCGTCACCAATATTTTTGAAGACGAATTAACCCATGCCTTCAATGTGTCGAATGTTGATTTCTGCTTCTTCAACAAAGAGAAGTCAGCCACGTGCATCACTACATAGCGAATCGTTACTCCCTCGGCAGAAGCAGCAACAACCGTATCTTCGATATCCTGCAAGCCGTTAGCCGTTGAAGCGTTGCTCCAATCTACAGAAGATTTACGCTGGTTCTTCTTCGGCATACCGCAACCAACAAACTCAGCCGTAACGACACCGCCATTATTCTTTGCCGACAAATGGAAACCCGCACGGCTCATGAGCTGCATACACCACCATTCGAAACGGGCACGGACGGAGTTATACACGAAATCCTGATCCTTGAAAGCCAGGTTCAGCAATGCCAATTGGTCTGCGTCACCCTGTGCGTCACGTTCCAACTGTTTGTACTCGTTGTAATCACTTTCGTTCATACCACGCTTAACGGCTGTCTTTGGAATATCACCGGACAACTTGCTGATTACCTCGCGCGTCTTCTGCGGAGCGGAAGCGTCAAAAGAGATCACATCTGCCATTACCGGAGCACCCTTCTCACCGGTCAGTGTCTCCCACTTCAACGAAGTCTTTCTTTTCACCCCGAAGAAGTTCGGGAAAACGACTGGTTTCACATGGCGGGTATTCAAACGAGCCGCCATGTTCTTTTTATTCACCTGTTTAATTAAACTTCTTTCCATATATCAGATTTTAATGGATTACACAAAACGGATAAACGACATTAATGCCTTTAAGTCCTTATCTACCGGGAACGGCATACAGGATTCGTTTACCGTACCTCTTACCAATAACCCGGACTGCTGGTTGGCTACAGTCAAGTCGACTTTATTCATTGTGACGACCAATTCGCCATCATAAGGCAACTTGGCGGCTTTCGCAGCCTGCTTGTCTTTAGCCTGAACCAATACCAAACCTTTTGCAGCAGCCCCGATCGTTGCTGCCAGCGTAATCGTATCGAAATCCGCATTACTCTTATCGATAGCTGTGATCTTATCGGATGCGCCTGTCAACGCTCCATCAACCGTCACGAAGTCACCCACACCTAACAGATGGTTCTTGGCCACCTTATACGCTGTCGCATCGGCAGCAGCAGCTTCCGAAACCGTAGCCGTCTTCAATACATGATACAGCCCTGTTTCCGGATCTTTTACTACAATTACAATCGGAGGCAGTTCGTCCAACGCCTTGCCATTGAACAAAGCGTTCTGCAAGTCTCTGCGGTCAATCGTCCCGCCACCGATCACATCCTCAATAATCTTTTCAATTCCGGGAGGATACTGGAATTCTCTTTCTCTTTTTCTGTACATAACGTTACACTTTACTTGGATTATTCAATACCCAGGTTTACCACACCGGGATTATTTGCACTATTATCGACGTCCTGATCCATCAGCTTCGCCCAATCCGCTTCGGAACGGTCCTGAAGATTTACGGAACCGGGAGCGTAATCGCCACGAGCCACAGCATCATCGATCGCCTTTTGCTGGATTCCGGTATATTCTTCGGATAGTGTCTTGATCTGATCCTCGATAGACGTTTCAGAAGCCAAATCCACACGTCCCAGCCAGCTGTCCGGAAGACCGGCATCTTTCAACTGCTTACGGACTATTTCTTTCTTGGCTTCATTTGCCGAGTTAGTAATCGAATCGCCGACCTTCTTAGCCATATCATCGACGCTCTTCTTCATACTTTCCAGATAAGCTTTTACTTCCGGGCTAAGATCCTTCAACAGCTCTTCTTCCGTTTTCTTATTCTTATCCGGATCTTCCACCGGTTTACCGTCTTTTAATCCATGTTTTGCTTCGTATGCAGCGACCGCAGCCGTCTCAGCCGTAGTCTTAGCTTCATTCTCTGCCTCCTGGATAGCCGGAAGGATATTTTCTTTGAACAGGTCCACAAAAGCCTCCATTCCTTCAGCTTTTTCGATTTTGAACGTCTTCTGAATACGTTCCGCATACTTCTCCGGCACACCTTTCGTCTTACATGCCGCCTTGATTAAATCTAAAATTGTCATAAGAGTTTTCTGTTTAAAATATAAGAGAGGGAAAGTTTTTTCTTGCAGGATTCAGAATAAGTGTTCATCTTTGCGGTGCTCTATAACACTCAGGCGGACAAAACCCGCCGAATATATTTTTTTCGGTATAATTATGCTTTATCTTGAGATACTCTTAATATAAAGGATATACGGTTTCGTACCCCCGTGATATAGCTTAATGGCTATAACTGCCTGAGTGGTGTAGAGCAACGGGAAAGGCGGAACCGTTCTTATTTTCTGCTAAACAAAACAATGTTTCATTTTATGCTCAAACACTCAAACATTGATTTGTCGGGAAATAATAGTACCCAACAACCAACGTTCACCCACGAAACGGGTAAGTACCCCACTCCTGAACTACAAGCCGCATTCAATACCGGCCGAGAAATCGGAAGAACCGAAGGGATGCTGTACTACATCAAACATGCTTCCGAAAATATGCAAAAGGAAGCAGAGAAATTAAATTCGAAATTGCAGACGCAAAAAGCGAAAGTATAGAAGGTATCGCCATCTGCTTCCGGAAAAAGTTTTTCTGATCTATATATTATTTCAGAAAGACGTTACGTGGCAGTTGCGTCAGTAGGAAATTTAGAGGGCATCGGGTGTATTCTGTAAACTGCCACTTTACTACAGAATCCCCTTTGCCCTCGCTTTTTTCGGATATATGAAAAAGTTATCACTAAATGCAAGAGAAATCGCAAAAGTAAACAATGTGGCTATCATGGCTGGTAATGATGCAAAGAAGTTGGTTCCCATCAAACCTATTTGTGAAGCACTGGGAATTGATTATGCTTCACAATTTACCAAAATAAAAAATGATGAAGATTTATCTTCAACCGTTGTGCTGAGCACAATAGTTGCCACAGACGGAAAAGAAAGAGAAATGGTATGCTTACCGATGGAATTTATCTTTGGTTGGTTATTTACTATCAATCCTAAAAATGTAAAACCGGAAGCACAAGAGGCTGTCCGAACGTATCGGATGCAATGTTATCATGTCCTATACGAATACTTCGCTTCTTACGCCAGCTTCGTCAACCAAAAACAAAAACGGCAAGCAGAAGACTGGGCCCGTATCCAAATCCTCAAAAAGGAGTTCCATGAAGCGAAGAACAAACTAGCCAAAGCTACAAAGCAAATGAACATGACGGTAGACTACTCATTTGAGCAATGGAAGGCTAACGGGAAACAACTTATTCTCGACTTTGACGATTAAATTTCCAAAATCGTTAGACAATTAGGAGATTATTTATATTTTTGCAAAAAGAAGGCGGTTTATAAGCAAGTCGTGGATTGTAGTTCCACGGGGCTACTTATGAATCGCCTTTCTTCTTTCCCAATAACCTTAAAATAGAGGATGTAAATTAAACTGTGTCAGCAAAGAATAAAGTATTAACTTTGCTAACACAATTTTTTTATGAAAGAA